ACGAAAGTGGCAACCGCATCACCAGAAAAGAACAATTTTCCCCAACCCTCTTTATTCCTTCTCAAACTGAAACTGAGTGGAGAACACTAGAGGGTTATTATGTTGAACCAGTTCAGCCTGGAAATATTCCTGAAACCCGCGACTTTGTAAACCAATACAAAGATGTACGGGGGTTTGATATTTACGGCAATACAGATTATGTTTGCCAATATGTTGCAGATAATTTCCCAACAGAGATTGAGTACGACATTTCTAAGATTGTTGTTGCCAATATTGATATTGAATGTGAATCTGAACACGGATTTCCAGAGACTGATAATCCAAGAGAACGAGTAAATGCTATATCTGTAGACTTCAATGGCACGATGTATGCTTTTGGACTTGGTGAATTTAACCTAAGTGTTCAGCAGGCAGACTACCAATATAAGTATGACAATGAAGAAGATTTGCTTCGGGAATTTCTTGACCTTTGGGAGAGAGAATCACCAGATATTGTTACTGGTTGGAATGTTCGATTCTTTGATATTCCGTATCTCGTTAATCGTATTGGAACTTTATTTGGTGAGTCCGAAGCAAAGCGTATGTCTCCTTGGCGACAATTGAGAGAACGAAAGATATCAAAATGGAACAGAGAAAACACTTGCTATGAACTAGCAGGAATTGCTACACTAGATTATTATGAGTTATATAAGACTTTTACTTATGTAAACCAGGCATCGTATTCACTGAACCATATTGCAGAAGTAGAACTGGGCGAGAAGAAGTTGGACTATTCTGAATATGATTCGATGTCGGAGTTTTACAAGAACAATTTCCAGAAGTTTATGGAATATAATGTTCTTGATACTCGACTAGTAATGAAACTTGAAGACAAGATGAAGTTGCTTGAACTTGCCATATCACTTGCGTATGCCGCCAAGGTAAACTTTACTGATGTGTTCGGTCAAGTAAAGATGTGGGATTCAATTATCTACCATTATCTTAATGAACACAAGATTACAATCCCACCAAAGAAAAGTAGTTCTAAAAACGAACAATACGCAGGTGCATATGTCAAAGACCCTATCACGGGAATGCACGATTGGGTTGTATCATTGGACCTTAATAGTCTATACCCGCATCTTATTATGCAATATAACATTAGTCCAGAGACAAAGATAAACCAAGATAAGGATTATATGATTACGCCCAACAGTGTTCTTGGTGAGCAGTCTGACCACTTTAAGAAAGCACTAAAATCACATACTGATAAAAATTATTCTGTCGCGGCAAATGGTACTTGTTATCAAAGAGAACATCAAGGATTTCTTCCTTCTCTTATGGAAAAATTGTATAAAGAGCGGAAGATGTATAAGAAAAAAATGATTAAGTGCCAAAAGGAACGACAGAAAGTTGGTAGGTTGAACATGCCAACTCTTGGAAAGGGAGCATTGGCAAATAAATTAGATAAAGAGATTGCAAAGTACAACAACTTCCAGTTGGTTCGTAAAATTCAATTGAACTCTGCTTATGGTGCTGTTGGCAACGAATGGTTTCGTTACTTTGATGTTGATATGGCAGAAGCAATTACTCTGTCAGGGCAACTAAGCATCCGTTGGATTGCTGATAGACTAAATGCGTTTTTAAACAAGACAATAGGAACAGATAATTATGACTATGTTGTGGCATCTGATACTGATAGCGTATATTTGCGGTTGGGTAATTTGGTTGATATGGTATGCAAGGAGGGAAAAACAAAAACAGAAATTGTGGATTTCCTCGACAAAGCATCAGAAGAAATCATCTTACCTTTCATCAAAAAGGAATACGACAAACTTGCAAGGTTAATGAACGCATACGAGAACAAGATGGTGATGGACAGAGAGTGTATCGCAGACAAAGGAGTATGGACTGCAAAGAAACGATATATGATGCAAGTACAAGATTCTGAAGGCATTCGTTATGACCCACCTAAAACAAAAATTATGGGAATTGAAACAACACGCAGTTCTACTCCACAAGTTGTTCGTGATGCTCTTAAAGAAGCAATCAATCTTATTCTTACTTCTGATGAGTCTACCATTATTTCCTTTATAGAAGACTTTCGAAAGAAGTTTAATGGATTCAGCCCAGAAGAAATTGCATTTCCCCGTGGAGTCAATGGAATAAAAAAATATGCTGACAGGTCAACCATCTATCAAAAATCTACACCCATCGCAGTAAAAGGCAGTTTACTCTATAATCATTATATTGGTGAATTGAACTTAGGCGACAAACACAGATTGATTGCTGATGGAGATAAAATTAAATTTCTTCATCTCAGGAAACCAAATCCATTAGGTGGTGTTGCAGGACAAGACCAAGTAGTGGCGTTTCCTAATGAATTGCCGAAGGAATTCAAATTAGACAGGTTTATTAATTATGATATGCAGTTTGAAAAGTCCTTCCTCTTTCCTCTCCAGAACATCTTGGAAATTGTGGGTTGGAACTGGAAAGAAGTTTCGTCCTTGGAGGGATTTTTTGTATGATATCTGAAAAAGCGAGAAAAATTATACTAAATATACTAAAGTCTAGATTGTCAAAATTGCGTGATTCTTTAAAAGAATGCCAATCCGACAAAAATTGTAGTTTGAAAAGTTACGAGAATATTGTTGAAAAGTGTCAACAAATAGAGTATGCTATAGATGAATTGGAGAATTTAAAATGATAGAAGGAACATACATAGAAAAACTGATTGACCGTACAGTAGAAAGTTGGGGAAGACTCCTTGGCTTTTATGATGAAGGAGACAGGTCAAGACATAAAGACGGAACATTTAAGGGAGATGATACATCAACCCCCAACACAAATGAAGCGTGGAAAACTGGAAAGAGTCCAAAGAAAAAGAAGACAAAAAAATGAATGTGAAAATCATAAAATTAAAAAATCAAGAAGAGGTTCTTTGTGAATTGGTAGAAGAGAAGGATGATGTTTATGTGATTAAAAATCCTTGTGTACTTCTGCCAACACAGCAACAAAGCATTGCAATGGCGCCGTGGCTTCCTTTTGCTAAAATTAAAGAATTGAATGTGCCAAAGGAACAGGTTTTATTTATCCTTGAAGTGATAGATGAGATTGAAAAACAGTATGACCAACAATTTAGTGCTGTGTTTGCTCCTAAATCTAAAATCATTACGCCGTCTGGTCCTCTTGGATTAGCAAAGTAGCAACTTGAAAAGGATAAAATATGCAAAACAGTTTTTTACAAAGTATCATCAAGGAAACAGGAAATAAATATGCAACGGTTGCGAGCGATGGGATTGATGGTTCTGATGTTAGCGGTTGGGTTAATACAGGCAGTTTTTCTTTTAACGCCCTACTTTCTGGTTCTATGTTTGGCGGTATACCTAACAATAAAATTACTGCATTAGCAGGAGAATCTGCAACGGGCAAAACATACTTTGCATTGGGAATTTGTGATAAATTTCTTCGTGACAATCCCAACGCAAATGTTTTATATTTTGATACAGAATCAGCAGTAACATCTGAAATGATTGCAGAGCGTGGTATTGATCCAAACCGTGTTGGTATTTTTCCCGTTGCTACTGTAGAAGAATTCCGTCACCAAGCGATTAAAATTGTAGATGCTTACACCGAACTTGCAAAAGACCAAAAGACTCCAATTATTATTGTATTGGATTCACTTGGTCAACTTTCAACTTCAAAAGAAATGGCAGATACCGCAGAAGGTAAAGGTACGAGAGATATGACTCGCGCCCAAGTTATCAAAGCAACATTCCGTGTTCTTACATTGAAGTTGGGTGCGGCTGGTATTCCTCTTATTCTTACCAACCACACATATGATGTGATTGGTTCAATGTTCCCACAAAAAGAAATGGGAGGCGGTTCTGGTCTTAAATATGCTGCTTCAACCATTATTTATCTTTCTAAGAAAAAGGTAAAAGAAGGAACAGATGTCATTGGTAATATCATTCATTGTAAACTTTACAAGTCACGACTAACCAAGGAAAATTCAATGGTTGATGTAATGTTGAATTATGACCACGGTCTTAATCCATATTATGGTCTTATTGATATTGCACTAAAGTATGAGATTTTCAAAAAGGTTTCTACACGAATCGAACTTCCTGACGGAACAAAAGTTTATGAAAAGACAATCAACAACAATCCCGAAAAGTATTTTACCAAAGATATTATGGAAAAACTTGAAGAGGCAGTTGAAAAAGAATTTAAATATGGTAATATGTCTGTAAGCGAAGAAGAAGTTTTTGAAGAGTTAGAAGTTACAGAAGATGCTTGAATACACATATGTAAATCATCCCGCTTCGAAACAAAACCAACAAGCAATACAAATTAAGAACAACGAATATAAAGGTGTTGTTTTTACTTTTGGTCAGGTTAGTTTCTATGAAGTAGATGACACACCACACATTAAGTTTGACTATAATGTTCTTGAAGGGGAAGACCCCAAATCAGAAGACTTTACTGAACTTCTTGGTGACATTGTAGTTGATATATTGGAAAGAGAATTCGAGTCAAATAATGAACAGGGAGTTTTTGTAGATGCATCAGACTATAGAAAAGACGATACTGAACAGCCTGCTGAAGAATGAAGTATACGCAAGAAAAGTAATTCCCTTTCTTAAAGATGAATATTTTCACGATAAGATAGAGAAACTAGTATATTCTTCAATATATAAGTTCATAACAAAGTATAATTCTCTTCCACCAAAAGATGCAATTGATATTGATTTATCAAACGCATCAATTACAGAAGAAGAATTTAAAGATGCTAGTTCTTTAGTAGAAGATATTAATGTTGAATACGATTCGAACGAAGAATGGATAGTAGAACAAACCGAAAAATTCTGTAAAGATAAGGCAGTGTACAATGCGATTATGGAATCAATCCATATTATCGATGGCAAATCAGAGAGCGTCCAGGCGGAGAACGCAATACCCGAAATCCTCTCCGAAGCCCTATCGGTCTCCTTCGATACAAGTGTCGGACACGACTACATCGAAGACGCCGAAGACAGATTCAAATTCTACCACAGAGTAGAAGAGAAAGTTCCATTTGATATTAGTTTGCTTAATGCTATTACAAATGGCGGAACACCATCAAAAACATTAAACATTGTAATGGCGGGAACTGGTGTTGGTAAGTCACTCTTTATGTGTCATCACGCTTCTTCTTGTTTGTCGCAGGGATTAAATGTACTTTATATTACTTGTGAAATGGCAGAAGAAAGAATTGCAGAACGCATAGATGCAAATCTTATGGATATAACAATGGATGAACTAAAAGAACTTCCTGAAATGTCATATGCAAAGAAGATTGGCAAGATACAAAATAAAAATTCGGGTAAACTTATCATAAAAGAATACCCCACTGCAACTGCAAGTACTAGTCATTTCCGACATTTGCTTGATGAATTATCATTGAAAAAGAAATTTAAACCAGATATTATTTTTGTTGACTATCTTAACATTTGTGCTTCATCACGAATGAGGATGAATGCAAATGTAAACTCATACACATATATCAAAGCAATTGCGGAAGAACTCAGGGGATTGGCAGTAGAGAGAAATGTCCCCATTTGGTCTGCTACTCAAGTAAATAGAAGTGGATTTACATCTAGCGATTTTGGTTTAGAAGATACATCAGAATCGTTTGGTTTGCCAGCCACGGCAGATTTTATGATTGCATTAATTGGAACAGAAGAACTCGACCAACTAGGTCAGATTCTTTTAAAACAACTAAAAAATAGATATAACGATTCTGCTACAAATCGAAAATTTGTAATTGGAATCAATAGAGCCAAAATGAAACTTTTTGATTTAGAAGATACTGCTCAAAAAGAACTAATCAATACTGGACAAAAAGATAGTTTTGGTGTAGGATTTGACGGTAATAATTACGACACGAAATTTACAAAGGCCAGCGACGAATTTATCGACTGGAAAATCTAGGAGTTCTATTATGGATAATGATAGAG